CAGGCGAAGTCTACGAGCGCTTTGCGCAAGCCAAGCGTTACGCGTTCGGAGAACCGCAGGAGCAACGGCGCAAAGCCCAAGCCGACGGGGTGCAGTTCCGTAGCGCCGAAATGCGTGCTAGTTCTGACAGCTTAGTCGTTGAAGGTTACGCGGCGGTGTTTGATCGCGTTGCAACTATCGGAGGTGCATTCAAGGAGCGCATTGCGAAGGGCGCATTCTCTGACGTGTTGGACAATGATGTGCGGTTCTTGGTTAATCATGAAGGCATGCCGCTGGCGCGCACCTCAAACGGGACCATGACGCTGAACGAGGACAACAAAGGCTTGTATTACCGCGCGACTTTGAGCGATACGCAGATGGGGCGCGATGTATACACCAGCATTCAACGCGGCGACATGTCACAGAGCAGCTTTGCATTTACTGTAGAACAGGAGAGCATTGATGAAGACGGGGTACGCGTTATTGAAAAAGTGCGGCAGTTAATCGACACGAGCGCAGTATCTTACCCTGCGTACTCTGAAGCGACAGTTTCGGCGCGTTCAGGTAAGAAATAGAACATGAGAGATTTACCCATCAAGGATTTGCAGGCATTGCGGTCCCAATACGTCGACCAGCGCGAGGACGTTAAAAAATCCGCTGAATTGGAGGAACGTGATTTGAACGATACTGACGTTGCAGAGATGGAGCGTCTTGCGTCTGAGATTCGCAAGTGTGACGTGCAGCTCAAAGTCAAGCGTGAGGACGCGAAGATTGCAGAGAGCGCGGTTTTGTCTGGCGAAGCATCGCGTTCTGAGCAGCGGGAGATGGCGCGCATGAACAAGCGGTTCAGCTTGGGGCATGCAGTCCGTGAGTTGGCTCAAGGCAAGCGCATTACAGGTGTTGCGGCTGAGTACACCGAGCAGGCCAGAAGCGAAGCGATGGCGTCAGGTGTTGCAATCAAGGGCCAGTTGTCAATCCCAGATAGCGCTTTGCGTGCATTGGGTGGAGCAGGTGAGTTCGGTGCCGGTTCCGGTTTGACAAACTCGCCAAACATGATTGGCACGCAAGTAGCTCAAGGCGTCGCCGCTTTGGCTAACCCAACATTGTTTGAGCAGGTTGGTGGTCGCGTGTTGACTGGGTTAACTTCTAACGTCAACATCCCGCTGGTCACGTCTGCAAGTGCAATCGCAGTAGCTGCAGAAGGTTCCGACGCGGCCAACGCGCAAACTGCCATTGGCAACGTTGCTTTGACTCCTTCGCGCTTCAGTGCGTTTGTGACCATCACAGAAGCGTTGAGCCTTCAGGGTGGACCACAGGTTGAACAGTTGATTACCAACGACCTGTTGACGCAGATGAACCGCACCATTGACAAAGCTGCCTTTGACGCTATCGTTGGTACTGCTGATGGGGATGCGGCAATTGCCGTCGATGGCATGAGTGCTGCGGTATTGTTGGAAGCTGAAGCGTCTTTGGCTGGTGCTGGCGTCAACCTGAACAACGTTCGCTTTGTGGCAGACAATCACATGCACAAAGAGATTGCTGATTTGGCGTTGATTAACAGCATCGAGTCTGTCTTGGATCGTTCCGGTGACGGCTTACGCGCTATGGGTTACCCATACAGCGTGACCGACTTGGTAAGCTCTGGCATTACGACAACGCCAACAGGCATCTTGGCTGACTTCAACCAAGCTGGCGTCCTCGGATTCTTTGGTGGCGGTATCGACATCGTCTTGAATCCTTACGCTTTGGATTTGCAACACGCCATTCGCTTGTCAATTCACAGGTACGCCGCCACTGCCGCGCTTCACGCCGGCGCCGCGTACACCTTCCACGACACTGCTGCATAAGCATTCGTTTACATACTTCGAGAAAGCCGGGCCACGCGTCCGGCTTTCTTATTTTTAGGCTATGGAAGTTGTAATTACAGGCGCCGCAGTTGATCAAGACACCATCATAACGGTTGCAGACCTGAAGGCGCACCTTCGCGTGACACACTCGGCAGAAGATGGTTTGATAGGTGCGATGCGTTCGGCAGCCATTGCGCACGTGGAGAACCATTGCAACATTAAACTTGGTAGCTACACCGCCAAAGCGTACAGCCCTGGGTTCTATCCGTCGTACTTCAGCAAGGGACCAGTTACCGCAGTCAGCGAGGTGCGCTACCAAACGACTGCAACCAAGACATACAGCAGCTTGACTGTGTTAAGCGCTGCCAATTGGTTCACGGACTTAATCAGTAGTCCGGCACGCATCGCCTACCGCGACTTTCCCATTCCGTATGAGTATGCGTTCCAGCCTGTTGTGGCGTCTTGTACTGTAGGCTACACCACCATTCCCGCGCCTATCGTCCACGCCATTAAGCTTTACGTTGCGCATAAGTTTGAGAACCGGCAGGAGGAGATAACCGGCACAATATCCACTCGCCTAAAAATGGGCATGGACGCATTGTTGAACCCATACCGCGTAATCTTCCAACCATGAAGAACGCAGGACGCCGAGACAGGCAGATAACACACAAGGCGGAGACGCTAACGCAAGACGACTACGGACAGCCGACGGTATCCAGTACCGCGTCAACTGTGATGTGGGCTGAAGTGATCTACGCGGGTAGCGCTGGCGAGAGCATGAAAGCGTATCAGATATTTCCGCAACGCTCTCTTACGTTTGTTGTCGGGCATCCAAACCCTACCGACAGCGGAAGCGGCGTGAGCATCTCGCAAGACGACACGATCACCTTCGAGTCTCGCGACTATGACATCTTAGGCTTTGAGGAAATCGGGAGGCGCGACGGGTTGCGCATCTTCTGCAAAGAGAAAGGGACCGATGGCAGGTAGATTTTCGGGCGCTGACTCGATGAGCAGCACGCACTTTGTAAACCCAAAAGGCTTAGAAGGTTTTGACGAACTAGTCAAGCAACTTGACCAAATCGAAAAGTGGGGCCACAGCAAAGACGCGCGCAAGGTCAAAGGCATACATAAAAAAGTTGCGGCCATTGCGCGCAAGGCTATCCGTCGGAAGATTACCAACCACGGAAAAACCATTAAGGTGAGGCGGTCCGGTAAGCTAGGCGGCAAGCGCGGCCCGAACTACGACATTGCCAGCGGCACGTTGAAGAAGTCCATAAAAACCTTTGACGCCAAAGGCAGCCGAACAAGTGTGATGGTTGGCCCAAGGTCCGGTATAATTGAGAAGACGGGACCAGGTGCAGGAAGCATACGCGATGACGGATACTTTGCGCACATGATTCATGAGGGAGACTTACCCAAGCACATGGGCGGCGCGGGGAGTTACAACGGACCGAACCGTAATTTCTATACGCGTGCTATGACGCCGGCGGTGTTCCAACAGATGTTACAGAAACTAACGCAGCTATACAGCAATGCGTTCGATGACTTTATGAAGCGGCAATAATGGAGACAGGCAAAGCAATTTATAAGCTGCTCAAAGACAGCAGTGCAGTCGGTGCGATATGCGCGGACCGCATCTTCCCAGAGTTCGCACAACAAGACGCCGACGCGCCGTTTGTAGTCTACACCGTAACCGACACGCAACCCGGCGACACCAAGAGCAGTACGTCTAAGATTGACACCGCACGCGTGGAAGTGTACTGCGTCGGCGACAACTATGACACGTTGATGAACTTGGGCATCGCGGTGCGTGGTGCGCTTGATCGCCAAGGCGGGGACATCAGCGGCGTACAGGTGCAGTCTATCAGCTTCGATACATCAGACGTGCAGTTCGACCCAGGCCAACGGCTGTACGTCTTAGAACACACTTACAACGTGCGCATTCAGCGCACGGGGACGGCAGGCGCAGTGACGCTGTTTCCGAGCAACACGTGGACTATAGAAGAAGTAGACGGGGGGCCGTCGGGGGCAGTCAATAAGTTGATCGTCTCCAACGCTACACTAACCATCAACGGCAACACCGCAACGCTGGACACTGGCGGCGGCAGCACCCTAACTATACAAGAAACTAACGCGGCAGATAGTGCAACGGCTACAACGTTAGAATTTCCTGCTAATAGTGTAACCCATGCAGCAAGCAAAGCCACTATAAGTTTATTGCAAGGATTAGCGGCAGAGTTTGCCGGTGACGCTGGCGCTGGCGCCATTTTCACAAATGGCTTGGTGGGTGACATTGACCAAGACGGCACAGTAAGTACCACCGATTTGCTTGCGCTCCTTGGCAACTTTGGAAACACAGCGTCACCAACAAGCAGCCAATTAAACCAATCGCTGTCGCGCGCACAATCACAAATAACTGACGGCAGCACCGCATTTTTTAGCAACAGCCGCGTTGGGTCGGCACAGGCTACAGTAACAGCACTTACCAACGCTGGTCATGTAGTCGAATATTTTGAAGGAATAAACAGCGCGCAAGGACGTGGCTTTATTAGCAATTACTTGGCTGACATTGTCGCAGATAGCACAGTGCGCAGAACGATGTATATAAGCGCTACCCCTTTTCCTACTGCGTTAAGTCAAATGCAGCAGTACCCGCTTGGGCCATATAACAACGTATCGCAGTCTATAATTCAAACTGTAGTTGATGCATACATCAACAGCATCACATCTAATGGAAGCGTACTCATCGTACGTACAATTGTTGGTGGAGTTCCTAATAGATTGCTGGACACATACACGGGAGCAGCTGCGGCCTACTCAGTGCGTAAGCTAGATAAAGACTATAGCGGCAATTCCATGCGCGTAAGAAGGTCCAGCGATGACAGCGAAATAAACATAGGATTCAATGGGAACGGGGATTTAGACACTTCCTCAATTGCTACGCATTGCGGTAGTTCAAATGGTTACCTGGTAACGTGGTTTGATCAAGTTGGATCGCACGACGCTACGCAAAGCACCACAACTAAACAGCCCCAAATTTACGATGGGAGTGCAGTGCTGTTGCAAGGCGGAAAACCAGCGGTCAAATTTGACGGGACTAATGACCATTTGGAAACAACGATCAACAACCCATTTACCCACACGGGAGGTGTGAGTTGTATTGCAGCAGTTTACAAAGACGCAACGTCTTATAAGAACTACGAAACCATAATGTCCGCAGGAGCAACAGGGGCGCATTTAACAAATGAATTGGACTTAATGGTGTTCGGTTTTGGCAATAGTTCATTTTTGCCGTCAGCGAAGAGACCAAGTTTTGTAACGGATATATGGACACCGTCGGGGGTTCAATACGACGGCACTTTGTCCACCAATGAAAGGAGGTTGCTTGGTTGGTACATCAGCAACTGGAGCACGCACAGAAGTACGGGGTTATCTAATATGACTTTGGACGGCAACGGTATAAACACGGTTACTTATGGGTCGGACAATCCCGGAGCGTTAAATAATAATCCAATGCAAATTGGGGTTTTAGACCCTGCGGCGTTGACATCTAGTTTTTTTGCTGGAAGCATACAGGAATTAATTTTATACCCTAGCGACCAAAACAGCAATCGCAGCGGCATACAGACAGACATGAACTCATATTTCAGCATCTTCTAATGGCTACCGTATACCTCCCCGTCACCGCGCGCTTGAACCTGACAAGTCAGCAACGCGCCGAGGGCATCAGCTCAGAGTTGTACAACCTAAAGATGCCGAAGGTGTTGCACGAACCAGGGCGCACAACAACCAAGCTGCTGTCCACCATCCAACACCCGGAGACAGGACAATGGGCGGTGGTTGGCGATACCGAGCTAACGATTCCCGTACACCCACAACGGGACGTCACTGCGCTGGTCGCATTGTTCCCGCACCTAGAACCTGACGATCGCGCGGCGATGACGTACTACATCAGCACCAACGACGTTGTGGCTTTCCAATACCTTATGCCGGCAGCGTCAGAAGTGTTGACACAAGAAGAGGCAGAACAGGCCGGTTGGTTCCCTGAGCTTGAGTAAATTAGATTTATGGATTTCATCGTAGAAAATTGGGCGGCGCTGCTGTTGGCAGTGATGACCTTTGGCAAGGCGATCGCAAACGTGCTGCCAAGTGAGAACCCCCGCAAGGTGTTCAGTTACTTGGATTTGCTGGTTGATGCAATCATCAAAGACAACACAACAGAAAAGAAGTAATGGCAAACATTAACGGCAGCGGTTTTCTCGTATCAGTAGATACCGCGGATTTGGTAGATCAGACGGAGTGCAGTATCAGCATGAACGCTGAGTACGTCAGCACCGCAACAAAGCAGAGCGGTGGATTTAATACGGGCATCCTTGGGCAACGTTCCGCAAGCATCAGTGTCAGCGGATTGACTAACGACACAGGCAGCGCGGCAGAAGTGCTGATGGTGCATTACCTAGCGCGGACCTCATTCGCGGTTAAGTTTGGTTTGGCGGACTCAGCAGCGCAAGACCACAGCTATTCAGGAACATTCTTCTGCACCTCCTTTGAGGAGTCCGCAGGAACTGAGGATACTGTGACCTACAGCGCGACATTTGAAAGCACTGGTGTTATCGCACTTGACACGGTCGACTGATGGATCTAGAGCTTAACGGCAAAACGTACTGGCTACGTTGTGACATGCGCGCCCTGGCTAACGCCAAGCGAGAACATAAAACCGACCTCTCCGACATAACCGAGAGTTACAAGGATGAGAACGGGAAGAAACAAGAGCGCGAAAACTTCGACGCTATTGGCTGCTTAGTGTATCACTTCGCAAAGTCTGGCGCTAAGTTTAAGAAGCAACGCTTTCCATATGAGATGGATGATTTCCTTGGGCTTATTCAGCTTGAGGACATTTCCAAATTGGGCGACGCGTTGCAGTCACTGATGGGTGGCGGCACAGAAAAAAAAAGCTGAAGCCGAACCGCTAACGTTTGAGCATTGCTTACAGATAGGGTTGGGCCGGTTGCGGTTCAGCCCTTCTGTGTTTTATGACATGACGTTTTTAGAGTTCTGCGCAGCGGCGCAAGGAGCAGCGAAACAAGAGGAACAGAACCAGCAGCAAGAATGGGAGCGAACGCGGTGGTTGGCAACGCTAATGCTGCAACCGCATTCTAAGAAGGGACAGAGTATCAAGCCGCGCGACCTTGTTATCTTTCCGTGGGAGGAAAAGCGCAAGAAGAAGAAGCCCCAAGGCGGTAAAATCTTGAAGCAAGCTCTCCAACAATGGGCAACAGATGGCAAGACTTAAGGATTTAAAAGTAACCATTGGTCTAAGCAAGAAAGGCTTGACCAAGTTGAACGGCGACCTACGCCGCACCAAGGCAAACTTTAGGCGCAACTTTGGCGAGATAGCGGGCATGGCTAAGAAGGTTGCTACAGTTATCGCAACAGGATTGGCCGCCGGTTTAACGGCTTTGGTTAAGAGCGGTTCAGACTTGCAAACCTTGCGCGTTGGCTTCCGCTCAATCATGGGTAGCGCAGAAGGTGCGGCGCGGATGGTGGATAAGCTGAACACGTTTACAGCCAGTACGCCATTCCAACTTGAAGAGGTGAGCCGAAGCGCTCGCCAATTGATTGCTGTAGGCGTGGGAGTTGATGACGTCAACGATCGCTTGCGTATGCTTGGTGACATCGCCGCAGCCAGTGGGAACAGCATCAGCGAGATATCTGCAATCTTCGCAAAGGTTCAGGCCAAGGGTAAGGTTGACCTCGAAAGCCTGAACCAAATGGCTGAACGCGGCATACCCATTTTCGACACGTTGCGACAGGTGACCGGAGACATGAACATGGAGTTCGGTGCCGGCGCGGTAAGCGTGGAGCAGTACAACGCAGCGCTTGCGGTTATGGCTGATGAAGGGGGCTTTGCGAATGACGCTATGGCGAACCTATCGGAGACGGTCAGCGGGCGACTTACTACAGCATTCGACAACATCACACTGGCGCTTGGCAACTTCGCCGAGAAGTCTGGGCTGTTGAGTTCTATAAGCAACCTGCTTGAAGACTTCACAGATCAGATACAGCGCGCCTCGCTTAGTGAAGACGACCTACAGAAGTCCAGAGAGCAGTTTTTTGACATTAGAGAGAAGCTCAAGCGGGCGCATAAAGGCAACATTGAAGACTTGATGAATGAGGCGCACGCCGCTGAAAAGCTAGCGCGAGCCTTGGACCAAGTGTTGGATACGAAGAACACCGCTGGACACCTTGCCGGAGTAGGTAAAATTATCGATGAGATAGAAGAAGCGTTTGCATTTAAGGACACATCCTTGAGCATGCTTCCCGACGCGCCAGCGTCAGCACCTACGACAGGTATCGCTACACCTGGCGCAGAGATTAAGGAGAAGAAAGAACTGCTAGAGGTAGAGAAGTCACGCCTGTTGACAATGGGCATGGCGCAGGAGATGCAAGGCACTATGGCGTCCGACATCATGGCGGCGAGTATGGCTAACCATGAACTGAAGGGTAGTTATGACGGCTTGTCTGAAAGTCTGTCGCCAGTGCTAAATAAATTCCAAATTCTTGGTGAAGTTGTAGCGCAAAAATTACCGGCAATGTTTGAAAGCGCGTTCACGGCTTTGAGTCAAGGAACAAAAGCCTTTGGCGATTTTATGATGCAGACACTTCAACGTTTGATCATTAAGGCTGCGGCATTGGCGGCAACGTTTGTTGTGCTTGCAGCGCTTACAGGCGGCGCGACAGGTGTCGCAGAGTTGACAGGCGGTAAAGCTGGCTTTGGTGCGTTT